GCCGCCGTCCATGCAGCACTCCCCAGACATGTACATGCCGCTGGTGCCGTAGGGGGCAACCCACTCCTTTGCCTTGGAGGGGTCTTTGGTGTGTCGGATCGACCACAGCGCCGGCGTATTGGACGGGGTGCTCCCGGGGTAGTGGCTGGCGTTGTGGGGCTGGAGCAGGGTGAATACCTGCCGCTCTCCGTTGACCTCCTCCCACACGGGGGAGCCGATGGCCCAGCTGGAGTAATCCTTCGTGCCGTCGAACTGCGGCACCTTGGCCTCCTCTGCGATAATGGCCGTTCCGTCCAGCTCCGGCGCTCGGGCGCGGAGATCCAGTGCGTCGGCCTTGCCCTGGGCGCGCATTACGCCCAGAATGAGTTCCTGATTCGTCATCATGCGCTCTGCACCCCCTCCTGGTACGCCGCCGCCATGCTGTCCCATACTGCGGCGACCTCCTGCTTGTCTGCCTTGTTTTTCTCCACATCCTCCAGGCGGCTCTCTGGGGTGACCTCGTTCTCCTTTGCCGCCCTCAGATAGACCTCAAGGTTGCCCTCGATATCCTCCTGGGAGATGGTGGGCTGTTCCAGGTGATACTCATCGTACTCCCAGCCCGTGATGGTGGTCTCGTCCAACTCCTCGGTATATTCCTGGGCGTTTTCGTAGAACCGAACCAGACACCAGCCGGGCTTATTGGGAACGGCCTCAATCGAGAACGTGCCGGGGTTGTTATCGCCTCTTACTCTCATGCTTTCACCTCCCGGAACTGGAGGCGGGAACCAATCTTAGCGCTTTTTCCTGATGAATAAACTCCAGCATGGAAGAAAAATAACCCAGCTTCCTGTTCACTGGTAATATGCCCGCCAACATTAAGCACCATTTCCCCAAGGCCCGAGTACACAAAATCTGGGATGTAGGTGGTGGAGCTACCACCACCGGATATATCAGGTAGGAGTGCCCACGGGAAAACGGAGCTAAACCCAAGTTCTTTAATAAATCCGGAGTCCGGAGTAGTAAAGCCACAGGATTTGTAATTGTCGTTGGTGTCATCAGCATAACTCTCGGGTTCTGTGCAGATGAAAGCGACCTGGGTTAGAATGTTGATGCCATCGATAAACTCCGAGACATTCCCCCACGGGTTCTCAATTCCACGGTACTGCACCGCAGTCTTTCCATCAGTTCCCGCCGCTCTACCGGTGTGGTAGACCATGACGTCGGTCTCGCCGGTTTTGTGGGCGGCTGTGTCGTTGACGATTCCCTGACCTATCTTCGCTTGGCTGTTAAAATCGGCGTATTCGACCAGATACAACAAATCATAGGCGCACCATGCGGCGATGTCACGGAGCTGGAAGCCGGTGGCTGTTACTTTTGCTGTATTGCGAAATCCGGATCTTGTAGTCGAAGTTGTAATAAAGTTTCCAGAATAACTTGTAAACGTATTGGTTCCGTTAACATTATTATTACTGATCTCGTATCTTGCTACGTAGCAACCGCTTCCAGGGTGAAGTGAAAATCCACTTGCCGGCCCGTCTGCGATGTAATATCGGAATATATTGCCGCTCTTTTCGATTTTGTAGTAGAATTCCGGTATTTTAACAAATACAGGCTTATTGGGATTAGTCCGTTCAAATCCATCTTCACCTTTTTTGTATAAAGCAGAAACTTCTCTTGGTGGAGCAGAACCAACAAGGGATGCACAGTACTCCTCCATCCCCATCCACGGCATATAGCTGTCGAATGGTGAGGAGCCTGAGCCTGTCCCAACTGCGGGTACTGGCTCGGTTGTGATGTCCACAGTGACCAGCTTGTTGGGATCGTTGGCTTTGGTCAGACGGGTCAGGGCGGTGGATGGTTGGGAGCTGTCCCAGGAGACGCCGAAGACGGAGGTAAGGGATTCGATATCAATTGATGATGAAACAGCCCAAGAATTCCAATTTTCGGATTCTTCAGATGTAAAACGCAAAGAAATATAGTTTTGATTATTTGGTAGTTCCTTTTTTGCCAATACTGTGACTGTTTTATTTTCTTCATTGACCGAAAAGCTTGCATATTGTGAGTAATCTGGATTGTTCCACGATACGCTTATATCTCCACCAAATTGTGCGCTCACTGTATAGGTAACCGATTTATTATTTGCGTTAAGGATAATTTTGCCAAGAGGTGATAACAAGATGCTGTTGTTTGCCTTCCTAATCGTCCACGTCGCGTTTTTCGTCTCCGTAGTCCCATCCCACCACTGGTAGCCGGGATTCGGTTGAAATCCCATAGTATAAGTCCCGGCGTTTGTTTGGTATGATGCCCCAACCAAAATAAGTTCTTCTGAGTTAAGGTCGTTCCATTCTGCCCTTTGTGCTTCGCCATTATAAGTAAGCGTACCCTTTTGGCTCGGCACCACCGGAATGATAATCGCAAACTGCACCGCCACGCTCAGAGAGGCACTGGCCGCCGTGTAGTTTGTCCCCTCGCTGGCCGATACCTGGATGGCCGTGTTGCCGGTCTCAACGCCTGTTACTGTCAGGGTGGTCCCCTCCAGGGATGCCGTAGCTACGCCGGAGTTATCAGACTGTGCGGACAGAGTGCCGTCCCCCGTGTAGGTGACAGCCACCGTCTGAGATGTGGTGGAGGTATCCAGGCTCACAGATGTCGGGTCAAACGTGATGCTGGGGGTGGCCTTAGCAATAGACCACTGGATATCCTTCGCCTCCGTGCTTCCGTCCGCCCACTTGTACTGCTCTGTTGGGGTGACCACCACTGTATAGCTCCCAGCGTTTGTGCCGGACGTGTCGCCGGATAGGACCATCTTGTCTGCATCGTATCCCGTCAGGGTGGGGCTCTGGGCTTGTCCATTGTATGTAAGGCTCCCGGATACCGTGGGCACAGAGATGGTCCCACGCTCCACAGTGATGGCCTGCACGGCGGTCTTTGTCACCCCGGCCTCAGTGTAGATGATCTCCACCTCACTCGTCCCCTCCGACAGTGCTCCGCTGGGAGAGTAGGTCCAGCCGGTGGCCGTCAGGGTGGCCCCGTTGGAATACGATGCCGTGACCACCATCCCCGCAGGGTCAAAAACCTCTCCGGGGAGATATGTGATATTGTCAGGCGGTGTCGTGATGGCAATGCTCTCCAGCTTGATGCCTTCGCCTCCTGCTCCGCCGCCAACCATTGTAAAAAATTTACTGCCCATTTTTTACCTCCATGCGGATGATGTTGACTGTGATATCTGACGCAGGGGCCTCCGCACAGATAAACACCGCATATCCATTCGCTGTGACCTCATCCTCCGGACGAACTTGCGAAGAGACCCACGCTAGATAGGAATCCGAATCAGGGTTTGCCAGATATGCGTAGCCACTGGATTTGAACAGGTCGTTGCTCACAATCTGCTCATTCTCGATCCACCCACTGGCAGGGAGTGAGACCGAAAACTGCCGGGACTTCCCGGAGCCAAATCCGGCTACTGGTTTTCCGTTTACGTATATCATGGCGTCACCACTCCTTACTCTACGAGATACCAGAGCTCGGTGTTTGCATCGTCAAAACTCCAAAGTGTTCCATCTTGATCCCGAACAGAGACTCTGATCTCTTCCGCCGCTTCCGGCTGGTTAAATATAACAGCACTCCAGTCATCTCTATCTGGTCGTCCGGACCCAGTCGGTGATTTTAGGAAGGCATAACTTTTTTTCGTGTCTGCTTCTACATTGAATTTGAAATATACAGTCTCATCATAGGAGGCAAACGTTGAGTGGTCTTCAATCACAAAATGGACTATTGTTCCTGGAGAAACTGAAATAGTTATCCTATCTTCCGCCCCATTTGCTTTTGTTCCCTCGTTCATCACCTTCTGAACGATATCTTCTCCCTCGTTGCTCCCCGCAACACCGAAGATGCTCACGCCCTTCTTGATGTTGGCGGCCACGAGATTGGCGTCTCCCTTGATGGTCTGGGTGCCGGTCAGATACCGCCCGCTGGCAATGGTCTTATTAGAGGTGCCCGGCGTGATAGTCTGCGCCCCCTGGGTAGTCAGCTGTTTGGTCGCAGACTTAGTCCCGGAACTCACATACCCGGCGCTCTGAGTCGATTTTGCAGTAATGAGTCCGGCGCTGGACACCGTTATACTGGGCGTGGCCTGGGTGGCAGTTGCCACCGACTTGCTGGCTTGACTGGGGTAGTAGCCGGCGGGGACTGTCACAGTGGCCCCGCTTGCAGTTAGGTTGCTGGAGCTCTTGCTGGCAATGGTCCCCGTTACCTTTCCTGCGGCCACATAAGCTGTCTTGCCAGAGAGGATGTCCCCAGCCGTCGCAGTGGCATCGCTGGTATCGGTGCCGCCTCCTGTCACATTTTGATTGAAAATCATATTGCATCACCTAATTACTCAATCTATCCCACCACTGTCTCTTTGTGTGGTGTATGCCTGTTCAGATTCAATCAACCCTGATCCAGTTACTTTGCTACTTCCCTTCACAACTGTTTTTGTTCCCTGAGAATCATAAACAAAGCTGCTGGTACTGCTGCATGTAAATCCAGCAGTATTGTACTGGCTTCCAACCCATTGGTACCATGTCATACCACTCTCCGCTTGAAATGGTGCATCATCGATGGAAAATGAAATCAGGTTTACGGAATACTTTACGGATTGTATGTTTATATATACTCGTAGGTCTGTATTCGGAACAGTCTTTGCAGTAAAAATCAACGCCCCATCGCTTTGCTCTGTTGCCATAATTCCTGCTGCCATGTATTCCTGCTGAGATGAGATGGCTGGCACTGGCTGTATAAGCTGCTTAGTTTCATCCGCCAATATTCCCGTCACTTCGGCTCTTTGTGTCTTGGAATTGGAATCCCACCCAGACGCCGTGAGTACAGTTAATGTCGTTTCAACTTCTGTGCCCCCGGCATCTGAAATCGCTTGTTCCAGATAATCCTTATTGACCACATTGGTGCCTTCTGTCGGAGGATCGAACACATTTACTCCGCTTGCATCTACTGAGAACATGTGAACTATCTCCCCGCTGTAAAACGCAAAACCTATCTGACCGTCATGCTTTAACTCCATATATGCTTTGTGGGTATTGTCTTGAACGCTTTCAAGCCTGACTTTTTCTCCATTAGCCACGACAGAAGAATAGGCGCTTGAATTTAAGTCATATTGTGCAAACATATGCGCCTCTGCGGTCGATGTTCCCACAAATGAAATAAAATTTTGCTCTTTGCTTTGCATCATTGCGCTAGTACCGCTGACGGAAAATGCGCCAAAATCGTCATTTTTAATTGTATTTGAGCTAATAACCAAATTTTTCCCTATGATTTCGGCGCTATCTTCCATTGTCCCACCAGATAGCTTCAAATATCTCTGGTCTGCCTGCTCCTGAGTTAGACCGCTTGAAGGACGCCCCGCCAGCTCATCAATAGCCCCCTGAACATCAGTTGCCTCCAAACCGCTGGTGGTGTTGCTGTAATCCACATCAGATGCGGAAAAGCTGCCTCCCTCACCCTCATCTTCCGAGAAAGTGATGGTGTACGGGCCGCTTCCCAGGCTTTCCGACATTTCCAGCTGACCACCGCCGGGAACAGTAACGATGTTCTCAGGCGTGGGGATATCAATATCTGCAATCTTATCGTCTACATACTTAAAAACATCTGTGTTCTTTCCCTGCGGGTCATAGACGCTTTTCAGCATGTCGCCAGATCCAATACCATCAGCGCCGTTGTAGACCTGGAATGTACTGCTTTTCCCGTCAGTCAGATAGATGGTGTAAGTGTCTGTAGTCCCTGCCGCCCCAGTGCCGCTCGTGCGCTCGATGCGGTCAATGCTGGAGCCAGGGTCTCCGGTCTCACCTTGTGGGCCAACAGGACCAGCCGGTAGTCCAAAGGTCAGCTTTACGACCTCATCCACCAGAGACTTGCTGACCGTGGCCGGCTGTCCAGTCTCCAGTGTGATGGCCTCTACCAGCATATTTTCGATTGCAGTCCTTGCCGCTTCCGCTCCGCTCTTCGCAGTCTCTGCTCCAGTCTTTGCGGTCTCCGCCTGATCTACAAGCCCCTGGAGCTCTTCTTTGACCTCTTCCGCTGCACCCTGGGCGGCAGCTTCGGCCCCGGCCTTCGCCTGCTCTGCGGCTGCTTGAGCGGCCTCTGCGGCTTCCTTGTTTGCCTTGGTATCCTCCACCGCAGTACCAATACCAGCCACGGCCTCAAGTGCCTGTTCAGAGGCTTCCAGCGCATCGCTTGCCGCTTCCTGGGCCTGCTCAACATACTGCCGGACTGCCTGCTGGGCAAATCCTTTGAACTGCGCCCCAGTGACCTTTACCGCCTGCCCTTGCTGTTCTGCAACAAGCAGCGAATCATCGTCTACTGTGGATGCCGCAGGGAGGGACCCTATGTTCTTATCAGCCATCGGTATCCTCCTTGGACATCTCGTTCAGGATTTTATATGCTGCCCTCAGCTCTTGCTTGGCCGCAAACATGAGGTCCACTGATTCTCCACTGACTGGAATGGCGGATAGCCACTTAAACACTTTGTTTAGTTTTTCACTAACTTCCTTCATAGGTCCTCCTATATACTTTCGATCCAAAGGTTGAGATAATCCGTCAGGCTTTCAATATGAGACCATGTAAATTCATCTTCCGAATCTACATAGATACCGTCCGATCCGTTCCCTTGACCAATTTGATATTTGACGGAGTTGTACATGGCAGCAGTCAACAATGTGTCCCCAGAAGACATCAAGCAGCCGGAGCGTGATAATGTAGCGCCTTGAGAGCTGCTTCGCTCCCAGCTAAGTCCAGAGGCATCAAGCGCCTCTTGCACTTTATTTACAATATCGTTCCAGACCTCATGTGGAAAATTCTCTGCTGGCTCTTCATTATCCATGGCATTTCTGGCCGCTCTTGTCTGGCTGGAACTGGCCTCTCCATTCGATGAACTCCAGGACCATAGATCAATAGCCGGAGCTGCTGAATCTGTAGTAAAAGAACCACTGTCATAAATGCTCAGCCATGTAATGGACCCTGACGCATCCTCATATCCAAGCTGTGCTTCCCAGTCATAAGTAGTTCCAGGGTCCAGTCCCCGAATCGTTTCAGAAAAGGAAGATGAAGCCCCTCCGGCTGAATCGCTCCGGATCTCATAGGTATCTCTATCAATGTCAAGTCTGACATATCGGTAATAGGAAAAACCTGAGTCTCCTCCGGTAAACGATGCTCTAAATCGGGCGGAGGTCTCAGTAATAGAACTAAAGGAGGCTGAAAAGGCCATTTTGAGCCTCCTTTAGCCAAACCGCACGGGCACGCCATTGACCTGGTCTGCGGAGATCGTCAATGTACCATCACTCTCCATGATGATCCCAAACGGGACATCGTTGTCTTTTACATACATAATCCCGGCGGCATTGCCAAACCCGCTGATATACGCCTTTTGAATGTACAAGCGCCCGGCGGAATACGATGTGCTACTGCTCCCGCTCCCAAGGACCAAAGACACATCGCTGTCGGTGGCTTCTAACATTGCTCTTGGCCGGGAGCTTCCTGTCCGCATGAGGGTAAAGGAGTCTCCGTCCATCATTGCGTAAGTGTCTCCGTCCTCGGTGGCGTAGATCTCTGACCCTATAATGGTCCCGCCTGAGATAGTCGGGCTTCTGACCTCCGTGGCACTGATATATGTGCTCTTGATGTAACTGGGCAGCTGATTGTTATAGGCCAGGTCATAGGCATCGTTTGCTGTGTTGACCGCCTCATTGATATCTCCCTGAACTCCGCTGTCGAGGTCTACCCAGGTGATAGCTCCAGTCAGGTTGATCTGGTTCGCCGTCAGGGTCCCGTTAATATTCGCCGCATTCACATATAGATTGCTGGTCTGGATCATGGACCCGTTTATCACAGTCTTTCCAGTGCTGTCAGTCACTGTCAGGCCGTCCAGGGTCAGAGACATCTCCGCAAAATCACCATCCAGGCCATCAATGCGCCCGGTGATACTTTGCAGCTGCACCGAAAAGCTGGAGGAGAGCCCATTGATCTCACTCTCTACCTGGAGCAATATCTCTTCGGAGGTTTTCGAGATCAGGGAGCGGGTCTGGGCTATCTGGTGGTTAAAATTCTTTGTTGTCTCTCCCCCAGTCTTGTACTCATGAAGGGTTTCATCGCTTCCAGGAGCCGCCATATCCATGACTTCTCCAGTAGAGAATCGGATATTTTGATAGGCAAGCTGGGTGTACAGCCCGGCCACCGTCATGCCGTCTCCAAGCTCTGCAATCGGTGACATTTTGGCCCCATTTGCTTCTAGTCCCTGATAGGAATATCCCTGCAAGGTAGCCAGAAGATTATCGGCCATCTGCTGGGAGGCATACGGGCAATCCTGCTCTATGACAGTCCCCGTCTCATCTCCAGCTTCATAGCAGTTTTCATCGTCTACCCAAAGGATAACGCCGCTGATGGGGGCCTTCTTTTCGTATTCAGTTAGTGATAGAGCTTTTTGCCCTACAAAAACTTTTCCGTTCATACCAAAATCCTGTCTCCACCAAAGGTGATAGCGAATCCGTTTTCTTCAATCAGGTAATGTGTCTCAGGTGGCATACTTCCAACCAGAGGAACTAACAAAAGCTGGTCATTTCTGGTGATCGTCCAGTTCCCGCCGTTCGCCACGGCAATAAATTTCAACACATCCCGCAGGGTGTAATCATTGGCTGGATAGTCAATGGTATAGGCGTGGCTTACATTCGTCCGAGGGTCGACGGTAATGCCCATCAGTTCGGCAATGATGTCCACCGCATCATCCATTGGCATTTGGAACTCCAACGATTGGTCCGGAACCCATACCTTGTCAGCCTTTAACATGGAGTCATAGGCTACTACCGTCATGATCCCCGTCGGCTTTATAGACCGTTCATCCAGATAGAACACGCCGAGCTGTTCCCACTGGCCGTTCACCAACGCCTTCGGCACGATCTTCGCCATTCTGGGAATGACCGATTTCCGCTTGAAGACGATTTTCAGCATTGCCATGCAGGCGTTTCCGATCCCAAGTTCATCAAACAAAGGTCGTTCAATATTCCCGGATTGAATGTCAGCATCCGTGTATTCAGTTGTGTCAATGACAACTTTATATTCCATGGCTTATTTCTCAATCAGTGGGAACGTGATTCCGCTCCACCACTCTGTCCCGTCGGGATGCTTGATAAGGTACGAGGCCGGGTTATTGTTTGCGTACATGGTCTTCGTAACCGTGCTTCCCTTTTGAGGGTCGAAATATGTAACAGATACCCATTCTGGCATAATAGCCGAAAGCACAATGCTTGCTTCAGCTGATTTGAGGGGGCGGCAGGTCACATCCAAACGGATTTTTGTCGCCATGCGGTTACGCTCCAGCGTACCGTCCAGCATGCGCCCTGCCCCTTCTCCATCCACGTCTGATCTCTGCCACTTTACTCCCCCATAAGCGATATAAGGAACGATGTCGGTCCCATCTATTTTTAGTACCATCTGATCGCCTCCTTATATACGCTGTAGGGTCTTTCCGTACATCCGGTTCCTCCTGTTTTGCGTGACAGTTCCATCAGCATCTACATAGACATCTCCGCCATTCTCTTCGATTGCAGCTATGATTTGCTGAGCCATAGCATAGATGGCATTTACTACGTTCATGCTACCGTTATCTGTATCGCTGCTGTCGTTCCTGACCGCAACAGACCCGGTGATCTCCTGAATGTTCCGGGTAGCCTGTTCAACAGAAAATGTATTTGGCATATCAGATATAGTAAGCGCCGACTGCATCATACTCCCCGCTCTTGTAATCTCAGACAGAATGGTTTTCTCACTGTCTCCGATTCCCTCCGAAATACCGAGGCCAAGGTTTAGTCCGATTTCGTCACGGAATACCCTTGAAGGGGATCTTATGCCGAATACATTCTTTACCTTGTTGATAATTCCATTGGCCCAACTTGACAGCGAACTAAACAGGCTCGGCTTTCTTCCGTTTATTCCCGCAAGCACACCATCCGATAGATACTCACCAATTGTCTTAAACTCTTTGGAGGGAGAATTGATTCCAAAGAACCCCTTGACCCAGCCAATGATGCTGTCTACCCACCCAAAGAACCCAGACTTTAACGGCTCTTTTTGTTCATCTACGCCTCCAATAAGCCCTTCAGACAGATTGATTCCCAATGCTTTCATTGTGTCTACTAACTCTGGTGTAACCTCTAAAACCTTTTCGCCGATTGTATCGTTAATTAACGAAATTGTTCCATCAGCGTTTTCTTTGACTTCAAGATTATCTAGCAATCCATTCGCAATAGCCTCATTGATATTTATGCCAGCATCTGTCGCAGTTTGGAGTGCTTGCAAGAAATTTGGATCTGTAGACAGTTTTTCTCCAAGCAAATAGTTGATAGCATCCATATCACCAGAAATGGCTGCAAGCATGTTGTAGTCATGCAGGCCCTCGGAAACATTTTCTGGTACTGCAATTCCGGCGGCTCTGCTTTCTTCTGCAATTTTTTGGAGTTGTTCTGCTGTAGGTTCCAGTGCGGAAAGCGTTTCAGACAAGGCGTCTCTCACTTCTGGCGTGACATCAAGAACTTGGAATCCAAGTTTCCATTGCTGGTCAACACTCCTCATAAAATCGCTTATGCTGTCTCCGACCAACACTCCGGTTTCATCGGTAGTGAATTGATGGAATGTCCTGTCAAGTAGGTCTTCAACGGGGCGGTCAAATTTAGGCTGAGCCTCTGCAAGCGCATCTGAAAATGCAGTATTAAGCTTTCCAACAAGAGGCTCAAAAGCGGATGCAGATACCTGTGCTTGATTTGAAAAATATGTCTGCATTTCATTTTCAATGGCTGCCTTGTACTCTTCGTAGTTACCGTCTGTCTGATATTTCAGTTCAATAACTGCCAGTGTATCTAAATGCGTTTGTTCCAAGCTATCTAATTGTTCTTGAGCTATATTCCCCAACTCTTCACTGACAGACTTTACACTCGCGTAGGATAAGTCTCCGCCAAGTTCATATACCGTATTGTTAAGGTTCGCTTTATACTCAGCATTAGCAACCATAGAAAGCATCTGATTGACCTCTGACTGCAAATCATTGATTGTTTTCATTTCCTGTTCATCAATGACTCCATCAGCCAGTGCATCCAGCATCGTTTGCTTTAGCTCAGAGCCAAGCCGCTCCATTTCCCCAGAGGATTCAGAGAAATAGGTGTTTACAAATGCCGCCATTTCCGCCTTGATTCCATCATCGCTAAAGCCGATGTTGACAGCAAGCGCATAAGTTTCCCTCTGTGTATTTAAGAAGGATTGTGCGTCAGCGATCATAGAATCAAGACTGTTGCTCAATTCAGTATCTTCTACTTCAAATCCAACCGACACCTTCCAGATTAAGTAAGAAAACTCTTCGGAAGAGGCAAGGTATCTTTCAATCGCCTCTTTTGCGCCAGTCTTTGCCTCCACATACATATCCAGTTGGACAGAAAGAGGAGATGACATAATCCTTTCTGCCAGATCTTTGGCCTCTTCCACCGTCAGTTCAATTTCTCCGAACCGCTCTTTTATCTCATCATCTATTTGCCTCCGGTTATACCCTATAGTAATACTTGCGATAGCAACAGATAGTGCAGCGACGATACCGATTGTCCACCCAAGAGGTCCAGTCCCAAAGATAAGAAGTGATCCAGCAATCCCTAGCCCGGCTCCAATAGCTGTTTTTATGGCATTTTCAAGGTTCAGGCCATTGTATCCAATATCGTATCCACCTTGCCATTCAAGCGTAAATCCTGTAATTACAAGCCCGATACCCGCTGCAAGTTTGTCGATCTTGCTAAACTTCCCATTCTTAAGATCTTTGAACCAATTCAATACTTTAGGAGTAATTTTCCATGCAGCAAATCCAGCCCCAATAGAAAGGATTGGCCCCAAAATAGATTCCATCTGTTCTTTTATCTTAGATGCCTGTTCTTCCAACCCAGCTAAAAAGTCATACTCGGGAAGGTCGAGCCCCAAATCTCCTCCCATTCCGCCACCAGATCCACCACCGCCTCCAGAAGCAGTCGGCTCCAGAATGGTCAATTCATCAATTCCGAGCAACGCCTTTTTCATTTCTTTGGCCGCTCCAGTGGCCCCTTCAATGGCATCTTCCACCTCAGACGCCCCAGACGAAACACCATCTAATCCTGAATAGTCAATGGTCGGAAGTTCAAATCCAACCAAGACCGCTAGCGCCTGTATTGCATCTGTAATAACTTCTACAAATGCTTGAACATATGGAATGACCTGTTGTAAAAATGGGATCAGCAAATTTCCTAAAGCCCTGGATAACTGAGTTATCTGCTGATTTAGGATTCGCAAAGCATTGGCCGGCGTCTGAACAGTGCGGGCCATATCACCCATTACGTTCCCGCTTTGCTCCATAATTGCTAAATAACGGAGCTGGGATTTCTGTGCTTGGTTCATCGTATTTACACTCTGCTCAATTCCATGCGCATATGCCACTTCTTGCAGAGTAGCTACGTCAATTGCATAGCCGAGCCGTCGCAACGGCTCTATTTCGCCTGCAATGCCGGATTGCAGCTTTTCCATGGCTTCTTCAATTGAAATGTTGTAGAAGGAAGAAATGTCATAACCCAACTGCGTCAGGTTTTTTGACATAAGATTTGCTTTTTCTTCCATTACTCCAAAGCCGCCAGTTATTTGCTTAAAGACGCCCTGATTCCTGATCCATTCAGATGGGTCAATCCCAACAGCCTCTTTTACTGCTTCTGCATATTCTAGTGCGCTTTCCGCAGCATCTCCCATCGCAACGGTAAACAGGTTTAAATTTTCAACATAGTCATTGCTTTCTTTTACCCAATCAGAACTTACACGAGCAATCTGTTGAAAGATAACAGAGTATATTCCAAACTTTGCCTGAGCGCTGCTAATTCCCGTTCCAAGAACTCCGAAGCTCTTTGCTGCTTTATTGTTCGAGGCGGAGAGTCCGGTATTGCTCTGGATGATCTTCTGAATCCTTATTGGGAAAGCTGAGAATCCATTAGATACCTTCTGCATCTCCGTTGCTAGCGGGCGCATAGCAGAGGCTACTTGGTTCATTTGTGATGCAAATTCTTTGATGGAATTTCCTTTCAAAGATTCGCTAACAGAAGATAATTTTGATAACGCATTTACAGTCGAAGACAGTCCACTTGACTTCTGAACACTGGATAAGGCATTTAATGCTGGCGCAATTTTTCTTAGCTTACCTATGCCTGTGTTATTTAAGCTGGCTGCGGCCGATGCAAGTGCCTGCATTTGCTTAGAGACCGTAGTCAGCCCCGCTCCGCCTTTAGCCGCTGCTTTCAAGTTGGTCAGAGCGGTAGCCAATGCGTCGATTTTTGCCGCCGCATCACTCGAAGTTGCCTCTATTTCAATTTGCAGACTATCAATGTCAACGGCCATGGTGCCACCACCTTTTTAAGTATGGCACTTGGCACTGTGGCACTTGGCACTGAAAATATAAAGATCCCCGCTGCCTCCTTTATATTGAGATAGCGGGGACTTCGATTTATTTAGTTATCTTTTCAAGATTTCCAAAAAATTTTACCCTCCGCCTATTTCTAAGCGGAGGGCTCTAAGTTTAACCATCTACTCCAACAAACAAACTGGCTTCACGATCTAGTCCGACCGAAATTCCACTAGAACAATTTCCAGTTTCATCAACGAACATAATTATACAAGTAGAGTATTCATCATCATTTAAGGCAATACCAACTGAATATACAGCGGCTTCTAATTCAGTCTCGTAATCATTCATGATTTGCCCATCAAGCAACGGTACAGTTATTTGTATAATATCATCAGATATTGCTACACATGTTGCGTCCTCAGAAAGCATCGAGGCCGTTGCTTGATACATCATAAGTGGAACATCTTCCATGACTTCATCTGTTTTGCCGTCTATGTAGTCCTGCAACATATCTGTTGCTTCATTTAAACTGCTCTTTAGCTGGTCATTTTCTGCAACTAGTTCATCATATTCCTCCTGCGAAACTCCACCGGAGCATCCAGCTAACCCGACTATCATCAATCCTGTCAAAACAAAAGAAATTAGCTTTTTCATCTTGTTCCCTCCTCCCCCCAAATCTTACCATAATTCGAGGGAGGAAGCAATCAAAATCTCTGCTATCCCAATTAACTTAAGACATCGAATTTATTTTCGTCAAATCTCCATTTTCAGTTGACAAAAGAATTGACTTGTGATAAAGTTGAGAGATAATTTTTAAGACCATTTGAAAGCAGGGAAATATTATACTATTCACTCGCTAAGATTGCAAGATATTTTTTTCAAAATCGCTTGATTTTTTTTCCTAAAATACTATAATAAAAGTGTGGAAACCCTAAAGACGGTTGCCACAGTACATAAGCTACTCCATACATAGCCGGGGTGTCAGCCCCAACCACGCAGTGAGCCTTCTGTTTGCGGCAGACGGCTCACTTCTTTTTGTCTCGGAATTTATCCCACACCTGGATAATGATCCAGATGATAGAAACGATCCAAAACAAATTTTGAAGAGTTATGTATATCACCTCCCCAGGAAAATTTCCCGCGAGGGCTCTATACACGCCTCCATTCCGCACTCGCGGGATGTCAGGCAACCGTCCTTTTAACCGTCGCTGTCTCTATCTATTGCGACAGCGGGTTTCCACGTTATCATTATATACTCCATTTTTCCCGCTGTCAAATTCTGTCGATATAATTTTTACAGAAATTCTTTTTTCAAAATCTCCGCTATCTCAATATAAAGTTTTCAAGGTACAAACCGGAGAACTATCCGAATTTCTTTTGGGCAGATCTAGCCCAATTTCTGAAGAAAAGCTGTGCTTTCAAACGCTCGTTTTCAATCTCTTGACTTGATTCCAGCTTTGTCTTTTCTTCTCCTCTCATTGGATACGGCTCTGTTCTATAGGGAATAGGCTTCGTGCCCTTCTTTGCAAAAGCATGGAGAACTGGAGCTACATCACAGAAAGCTTCATAAATGTACATTCCCATCATGTGGGCTGCCGCATTTGTCCTTCTTCGATTAAGCTTATCTGCCTCACGGAATCCCTCTACCATCCATACATCGCCATACCAATACTGTTCCCAAGTCATGCCGATGGACAGATAGTAGGGGCACTCCGCTTCAAATAGATCCGTGAAGGACTGTGGGCCTTTTACAGCTCCACAGTCACCTTCGCGTTTTTTACTGCATCCTCATCAGTGGCGATAAGATGTGTAAGAGCGGCCTGATTGTAAAGCTGCATCAGCCTCTCCAGCAGGGCAGTTGTCATACCTCCCATACCTTCCAGAAGATCATCGGTCTGGGACCGGGCCACATTCTTATGGTTCTTTCTGAACGCATAGTAGAACAGCTCCGGGATTCTGGTCACGGGGAAAACCGTCAGTTCGTCAACCTTGAATCCACGGTTCTCCGCAAACTTTACGCTCTCTCTAGTGAAGTCCAGTTCATAAACCGTTCCAGTATCATGGTCAGTTACACGGGCAGGATTAACTCGGTCCTTCATATCAATGATCTTATCGCTCATGTCTTTTCCTCCTTAAACTTCTACAGTCTTACTTCTCGCGGACTTGAGACTCATTGTCTCCAGATCAGTAGGCTTAGCCTCCCACTGAGGCGCACCGGTCGGGGTGATGTAAAGGGTCGTCTCCAGGACAGCGGAAACCTCCATACCGGGCATACCCATCGGGGAGGGCTTCCCGGTAAAATACAGGGCCTTAGTCAGACCAGGAATCAAGATACAGAACCAGGTTGCCTTATTATCAGCAGCCGCCGTATCATAGGCATCAACAACGCCCTCCCATTCCTCCATAGACTTTTCGGTCAGGTTTGCCGTAAAGGACAGCGCACCTCCAATATCCTTCAGGCCCGGGATGTAGGTTTTCCATTCGGTTTCCGCCAGCGTGGTTGTCTCCAGGTTATCAGGCTCTGGGTTCAGTTCCGGGATGCTCTTGATTTCGCTAATCTCTTTATAGCCCGTAGTAGGGCGGGTGCCAGCCGTGGCCTCAGCCGCATAAAGGAGTTTCACGCCCGCGGTGCTAAGTTGGATTCCAGCCATAAAAATAGTACCTCCTAATTTTTTAGAGAGGCACTTGGCACAAAGGCACTCGGCACTGTCAGCCCTTTTTATTTTGTGTAGATTCTAAAATTCTTGTCCGCTACGCCCTCATACCGGGCGACAATGCGGTAAATAGTGGCGTCCTGCAAGTTAGACACTGGATTGCACATGGTTCTTGTGAAGCCAATCTTGGAAAACTCATTGTCGATGGTCTCCATGATATCCTTTGCCTCGGACTTTTTATACCCTACGCTGTTCGTGTAGACGTTTACCTCATACATCATCGATACGGCGTTTTCCAGATTTGGTGCTGCCGTTCTCATTTTTGGAAGCACGCTGTTGTCGCTCTCAACGATGGTGACGGCCGGGAAACGTGCGGGGCTATCTACATATTCGCCAGACACAAAAATTCCTTCATAAGTGGAACGAAGCGCCCCTGCGATTTGACTGAAAAGGAACGATTCAATGTCTATCAACGCATGACCTCCTTTGCCAATGGCACAACCATGCTACGTAACATCTTAGCGGTCTCGTACATGTACGGTCGGCTTGGCATTCCCTTTGTCCAGTGGAATTTTCCGTCTCGACCAATGTACCACCAGCCTAGTTGCCCATGCTCGTTCACATCGTATCTCCATCCAGCAATCGCAACCTCTGGATGCGGGTTCTGTGCTCCAACGATGCCCGTTCCGAACTCACAGAAGATGGAGTGTGTAGCTGTGGACACAACAAATCCAATCTTTCCTTTGTACTGGCTTTCAATGCCACGCATCAGTTCTCCAGTGTCATAGATATCCATATAGGATGCATTCAATTGGGCCAGGGATACGCCTTGCTCTGTGAGCCTTCTCACCAGATCATCAGCGGCTTTTTCAACCTTCTTCTGATACGCCTTGACTTCCTTCAACGCTTGGTTGATTGAGTCCGTGCTCAGCTTCAGTTTGATCTTTGGCACTTAGCATCGCCGCCTCAATCTCTGCTTTTCTATCAAACAGTTTTTGTTCCGCTTCGTACTCGGATACAGAAACCTTTTTGATAGCGTATTGAATACTGTTCTTCCACGGTGCCTTCCGCTTCACAATGTAGTTATACGGGCCGTCAGTATCGGCCCCATCTACCCACAAAACAGAATCCTCGTCAATTTGGCAGGCCGTGTCTGCGGTGGTTGCCGTCCGATCATAATCTTCCAAAGAGCCAAACTGTTCCACTTCGGAATTTCCCTTGTTTGGGGAGACACACAGCATAGCGGATTTCAATGCGCTGTAGATGGGGATATAGCTTCCAGTCGGATTCCCGTATTCATCAATTATTTCCTCTTGGCCCTCGTATAGCTTGTAGAATACCGGCTGCTGGTTGCGGAGTAGGCTGCGCATCATTTCACTCTCCCCGCAAGCGGCGTCACCTCAGAAAGCAACTGCTCGGAAATCCAAGAAGACTCCCACGTTCGGCTGATTGAGTTTTCTGTGTGCCCAATCTGGCCCTCAGCTCCGGTCTTGTTATAAAGGTCTAACGCCACCCGGAACTGCAAATCCAGATACCGGCTTTCCAGTTCCTCCGGCCACTCCTGGAACGGATACCGCCTCGCCATGATTGCCGCTTTTGCGCTCTCCAGGCAGTCCTCCAGGATGGCCTCGTCCGGCTCATTCGTGCGGAGTTTCAACCTCGCCAGATTGTCCATTGTCCGCCCTCCTAGGTCTGCCCGGCTTTTTAGGTGCGGCGGGAGGCGGCGTCGGTTCATCCAACACCGTCCCGTGCCGCTTCATCATATCCGCGTCGTCGGCCTTGATAGGGAACTGAACACCAGCCTCATAAAATCGGCCATCGTAGCACACGCGGTAATTTGGAATAAACTTCATGCTGCCTCCCGCTTTTTTAGCTCTCAAATGTGGCCCCAGCAAAATTGAACTTCACAACACTGCTGTCATCCACAAGGACTTCAAAGGTGTCATCCTTTGTTACCCGGAAAATAATGTCCGGGTCAAATGTAATGCCCTGCTTGGTCGGAGAACCGTTTTTCTTAAATGTCATCTTGGTCCCGGTCTTGGTCAAGTGGAATGGGAAGTAATAACCTTCCTGCTCGTCCGGCTCGGAACTGAACTCGGTATATCCTGTCACATGATGAAATGTACCGGTCACGGAGCCATCGGCCTTGACCGTCAGGTCATCTCCTACCAGCTCGGACACTTGTTTCCCCAATAGGGTCTGACTGCCGGGGAAAAAGGTTAGAGTGTCAGACCCGATCATTCCCCCAGGACGTTGAGCACTGCCACCTCGTCCATACGCTCAAAGGAGGGCAGGACGATTTCAGACGCGAAGGTGTTGATGTTTACAGGATGCTCCTGGAGAATACGGGTAATCGCAACACCTGTATTCACAATGGAAACCTCTGCGCTGGACGCTCCACGCAGATCCGCCTCTTCCGGAGTGGTGCCATACCAAGTGCCACCGAGTGCGCCATCAGGAATCAGGCAGACATACCCATTGGGCACAAATGCATGGGCAACCTTACTTTCATCACGGTACTGTTTGTCGTAAATCGCAATGCGCAGGCCCGAAGTGGACTCCACGACCGCCTTTACCTCGGTGTCGGTCAGGTAGCCAAGAGACAGGCCGTTAGTGGTCAGGTAACGGTTCTTCACCGCATCCGTCTTGGCCAACAGATTGAAGGTATAGGAATTCATGATAGCGACCGTCAGTTCAGTACCGGTCTTGGATCGGATTGCATCCTTTACTGTCTTGAACGCCGCAAAGGGGTCAGCCGTGGAGGGCTTGTCCCAAGTGGCTGTATCAGTCAGAGCGGTGTAGTTAGAGGTCTTCCAGGAGCCGTCCGTATCATACTTGTAGGTATAGTTCACGCCGTTTGCCTTGATCGCAATACCCACATCGCCGCCTTCCGGGAACAGCAGCTGCATAATCATTCGCTCAGGAACAACGTTCGCGCCGTCAATCAGGTCACGGGTATCGTCAAATACACGGGCAATCACCTCGGCAGCATAGGGGTCGCTAGACTCCTGCACCCGCAGCATCTCCTGGCGATCTTTCTCCTTGATCTTATAGCCCTCACGGAAGAACGGCATTTCAGTTTCCAATTTCTCAAAGCCGATACGGTCACGGAAGGTTGCCTTGGCGTCAAACGCAGAAGGCATCAGAGAGACAGGCAGCCCACGGGAGCCTTTCAGCCAGGACAAGTCAAGACCAGCCTTCTTGCGGGCGGGGAACAGCGTAGCACCCAGGTAGGGAATCTGATTGGAGGCGACTTCAGTCCAGTTGGCCGCAATCGCAGCAGGGGTAAAAACTTCTCTCAAATCCATTATGTATCCCTCCTTACTCGTTCACGCCAATGTTGTCCCGCAGGATAATGCCGGGCACGTTGAAAGTGGAGTCCAGCGTAATACTGGCATGAGACTCAACCTTTTTCTTGTCCACCACACCCTGCACCAGCAAAGCGCCATTGGGGTTCTCGGTCGGGTCCACATCATACAGCAGCATACCAACAGCGGTAGCATAAGAGGTGGTTGCCACTTTCTTTCCCGCAGCGGTCATGGGCATACCGGCAGGGACAGCAGCGGCTTCCGTGACACAAATGGGGATCGCCACAAAATCGTCAGCGGCCAGAATCTCAATGGTGCCGCCAACAGAAGTCTTGGTAAACTTCATCTGTTTCTCTCCTTTTTAATCAAAAATAGTGTTTCAAACCTTCGTTTGCGTTTTTGAGAGCATCGGCCCGCTGTTTGCCCAGTTTCTTGGCAAATTCAACGGCTTCGTTCTTCTCTTCGTTCCCACCACCAGCACCGTCAGGCTTGGGGTCCTGTTTCACCAGATCAGCCCGCAGCTTCTTCTCATAGGCAGCGTTGGCTTTCTGCTGGTTGGCAAAGACCACATCCATCTTTCCGTCAAACAGGGCCTCAGCCGTCTCTCGGGCCAGCTTCTCGTCATAGCCCGGCATGGCGATATAGCGGGCGGTGTGCTCGGCAATAGTGGACTTGCGCAGCAGTTCGGTGTACTTGTCCTCCAGCTCCTTGCGATCAGCGTCAGCCTGCGCCTTTGCGGCCTCGTCATCGGTCATTTTGGATTTGAGCTGCTTGGACAGGTTGGCCGCTTCGGTCGCCTTGGCGTCAAAAACTTCTTTCTTCACATAACCGCTCAGATCAACCGGGTCAGGCACATCTAGCCCCAGCAGGGCAGTAACCTTGTCTGCGTCGCTCATTTCGGCGAAACCATGGATGCTGTCAGTGGAAATCTTCATGTAAATTCTCCTTTTGGGTTTTGTAAGTGTTCTCTCACTATGTTTTGGGCTTTATTATCCTGGCATCTCCGCCAGCTTGGGATTTATGGTTTCTCTACCATGATTAACTGGCACATCGCCAGATATATCCGTATTCCGTTTGTAATCATGTAATAATGCTCTGAATTTCAATGTCAGAGGCAAATACTCCATCTATCTCAATAATTTCTCCCGTCTTCTCCCTTAGCTTAATGAAATACCGAGTGTGGTTCGTTACTTCCCCGTCCAATTTCGTTGTGGAAAGTTCGGCCGCATCTAACTCCAAAACATTCCCCTCAAATCCACGGCACTTAGCCATAATAATACCTTCCATTTTCTCTCCTCCCAATGCTACGTCTGCATCAAACGGCTGGGCCGCTTAAACTTTATTGTCGTTCTCTTGTATATTCTGGCTCCAATGGCTCCATATCATTTGAATACACGAACTCTGAACCAATAGTTACCGCATCGAAAACTTCTTCCGTAATTCGATATGTTGCGGAAAGCATTTCTTTTTGTTCATCATCGTACTGCTGAATGGTCACTTCCCATTTGTCGTTGTAGTAATAAATAAAAGGGACAAGCGTTGTGTATGATGTTTTCCCGTTTGTGTGAACAATAGGGATAAACATAATTTGTGTATGAGCAGGTGTAAATTCTTTGGATATAACTTCTCCCTCTGTGATTGCTTTTGAGCATCCTGTTAGAATCGAAAAAATAAGTAATATTCCAATGAACGCAACTATTTTTCTTTTCATTGTTTACCTCATAGGTTCATACACACATCTGCACCTTCTATGTGGTTTGGGTGGGATCGAATTGATGGAATAAATCTTCCCATTTCGTTCCCGGCAGGTTTCGCACACCTTTTCATCCCCAGCAGTCACCCAGCGCACCTTTTTCACACCAGCGTCACGGTAGGCTTTCAAGGTGGATTCATCGGTCACGATGTCCCCGTATGCGGCGGTCAGGTCAGCCCAGTAATGCAACCCCCGCCGGAACTCTGTCACCTTTGCCGTGCTGGAATTGATTCCCTCGGCGGTGTACTGCCTCTTGCGGTCAACATCGTTGTCATAAATGACTTTCGTCACAGCGTTGTACGCCGCCAGCAACGCCAGCAGCCACGCTAAATCAGGCGGTTCCTCTCCATGCGGTTCGGCCTCCTGATACCGCTCTTGCGCCAGTTCAAGAAAGACATCTTGGTTGTCCTTGCGCAGCTGGTCATATAGCGTCCGGGTGACTTCCAGCACATTGAGTTCATCAAAGCCCTTCTGCGCCGCTTCGTCTTTGGCGTCCTCAAACCGCTTGACTGCCCTCCTGTTCAAAAGGTCGATGGCTTTATCGGTGAGACCGTAATATCCAGAATCCATCTTGTTCAAGCCTCAATGGTGTGAATCCCATACTCCTTAGCGCAGATATTTTCAATTTTGCACCCACGGGCTTTGTCCCAGCCGGGAGCGAAATAGGCCACATCAGCAGTAGCCAGCAGTTTCAGGCTTTCGCCCAGATACCACAGCGGCTTTGCGTCTTCTGGTGCGCGTTGAAAGAAGCTATCAATCACCTCAACGTCCTCTGCTAAGATTGCCTTTGCAAAACCAACTGCGGTTTCTCGCGCTTTCAGAATTTCTTTATCACTCTTATCCCTCATGGGCTGAGAAATAAACAACTTTTTCATTCTTCATCCTCCGATTTACTCTGTTGCGCATTGTCCCCGTTTGCTCGTCCCGCCTCCAGTTCATCTCGCAGGCTCCGCTCCATCTTGCGCTGCTGTTCCTCATAATAGGATTGTGAAATTCGATAAGCTTCCTCGGGATCGCTGAACAGTCCAGAATATTGGAACGCCAGCTTCGGATGAATCTTGCTGTTGTTCAGCATCTCCGCCAGCACTTGCGCCTTGGACTGGATGTTGGACAGGTTCTTCCGAGTGAACTCCGGCTTGATATCGGATAACTGCAAGCCCAAATCTCCAGTCTCCCGGCAGATATATAACACCAGCCGCAGGAACTCCCGCTCCGATCTCTCCCATGTCTTTTCTGTGTCTTTGGCCCGGCTCTCAGCGGCGGACCAGCCGTCCCGGTAAATAACCGCCTGCCCGGTGTCGCTGGTAGAGGAACCTCCATTCCGGTTCGGCATTCCGCAGATGGTCAGGTATGCGTCCTCCAGGTCATCCACAATGGTCTGCGTGTTGGTCTGGTTCAGTTCAGAAGCAATGCGGTAGACCTTGGCGTCTTTGGTCTGGTCAAAACTCCTTATTTTTATCGCCATGCCGCCCTTTGCCAGTTCTTTGTATTGGCCATCTTCTAGTTCGCAGTTTTGGAACACATCATATGCGTTGACAAAATCCTGAATACTGTCCAACCTATTGGACTCAATCATATTGATCGCGTTCAGAATGGGGATAACTGGCTCAAACGCACCCATGCGGGCGTCGTTATTCACATACTCTACAATGGGGATGTAGGGGATGGTACGGGCTTCCTGCTTAGTGATCTGACCGTTCTGCACCTCGAAATACCATTCAGGGGTGTACACGCAGAAGTATGGCTGGCCCTCCTCGTCTACCTGTTCCAGAACACCGGCGACCTTTTTCTGCCCTACGCCACTGTGGTAGATGCAAAACGCCGCCCTCGGGTCAAGGGTGTAGATAGAGGCGGGAGAGCCATCTTCCTCCCCAGCCTCATCGGGAAGTACCATACGAACCGCCACACCACAGATGTGCATCCAGTCGGCCAGCTCCTTGTCTAGAGTGTCTTTACTCTCAGATCGCATATACTCGTTGAGCGTGTTCACACTGGCGGAAATATCATCTTCTCCACCGTTGGACACATAGCGGATTGGGCCATCCAGGAGGTAAGCAGACTTGAAGACCACGATTTCGTTCGCCCGGTTAATCATCACCTTGTTGTTGATCTCCGGGCGGACGATTTTATCTTTTAAGCGGATGTCCTGTTTTCCTTTGTAATAGTCATACAAATAGGACATTTCCGCCCTGTTGATGCGATGCACGGCCAGTGCCTTGCCCAGCACCTCCACCACGTTTTCCGGGGTGACTCTCTTTTTCGCGGTGTAGATTTTACGCCGACCCGTCAAACCATTGACCGGCCACTCAGATATAGCTCGAACAGTATCGTTTTCAGTCACCTTGTCACCTCCAGACAAACAAAAATGCCGACCAACTACCGAGGATTTCTCGGTAACTGATCGGCACTTGGCACGCTTCGTCCAGGCATTGCCCGGAGGCACTTGGCACTAAACTATATATTTTCAGGCGCTCTTTTCGCCTTTCAATTCGATTTTGATGTTCTTCTTGCAAGCCTTACAGTATGGGTAAACAACACCAACTGCCTTGCTATCCACCTGCATCAAAAGCCGCCCTTTTCCATGATTGATGCCAGCAGCGGCACAGACCGGACAATAAATGTCAATCTTCATTCAGTTGGGCGACTCCTTTCTAATTCTGGTGGACCATCTTGGAATCGAACCAAGACCAAGCCCTTATGAGGGGCCCGCCCGACCATCGGGCCAATGGTCCAGATATACCCCTTTCGGGGTATGTTGTGAGTTTTTCGGCTTTGCTCACTTGCCTTTCGCCAAGAAACTCTGTCAGGACTTGCGCCCTGGCACGGGTGGAAGGCTCTGTTCCCCCAACCTCCGGATTTGGAATCCGACGCTCTCCATTGAGCTACACCCGTATATTGTTTGAGCGGGTGAGGATTTGCACCTCACAGCGTGGTTCCATAGGGCGTGTTTACCTAACCACCAGGCCCCCCGGACTTCCACCGAGTGTATCCCCCTACCAGTCAGCGTCTACCTTATTCCGCCACCGCTCAATGGTGCCACCGCCCGCCTCATGCGGCGAGGAGAGGCATATATGCGCTTCCCGCTTAGATTGTCACACCGTATTGGGAGGCCCGTGCACAGGCAAACACGGCAGTTTTCAGCAGGATAGCGCTGGTAGCTATCGCCCTACACAAGCGTCCGGCTTCCACGGATGGGAGCGACCCAATATAGCAGGTGGACTGAGTTGCACAGCCTGGGAGCTACCCTGCTTCTGGCCCCTGCATGTTGGCGGATTCCGTCTCTACACGCTCCGCCGGGCGCAGCCGCTTTACAAGTGTCGGCACACTCAGTGGCCGTCATAGTGCCACCGCTTCCGCCTCCATGACAGGCGGGTGCCCTTTACCCTTCTCCGGTGCATAATTAGGCACTGTAAGCCTCCGGTATAGTGTCTTTCCACAGTCAGCCTCGTGTACTTTGAGACAGCTTACTTTGCCGCATGGAGGGGGCGACCCTCCGGCCCGGATTCTTGGGCTGATTCACTCGTGCGGCATATATTTCACACAGTAGGGGCAACGGCACTATTGCCGCCACCCCATCCGTGTGAAGGAGGTGAGAAAAAAGATGGTGGACAGGTGGTAGGAATCTACCTACCAGCTTTATTATATCACAATATATAGTGTTTATCAATAGTTTGTACACAATATTTTGCGCTTTAAAACGGACGCCGGAATACCTCCACCTTGTTTCCTTCAAGTTGCTGGACGTACTCGGCAAAAAGGCTCCACGCATCTGGGACATCATCATTTCTATTCTTACCGGCCATCGTGTACCCACAAAGGAAATTTAACATTCTCCTGTATTCTTTATCCTTTTTTATGACAGAGTTATCCTTAAACAAAACACGGTCTTTGATAAATGGGCTGTTGACTATGATCCGTGTCTCTTTGTTTGATGTAGTATATTTTGTTGTTATTTTTGCGATTCCCCCGGATTCTTTCACTTCTTTTTGAACTTTTTCTGCTACTTTACCACCAGCACTGTTACTTTCAAACTGGCCCATCTGAGCCTTGTGCTGAAGTAGTTTTGACACTAATCGCGCCTCTACAACCTCCGGATTGCTATTATCGCATACCACATCTTCGCAGTAGAAGTCATTCCCATATTGATAGCAGATCGGCATGACGCAGTAATCAGTGCCCTTGTCTTTCGTATCGCACACAAACAGAATTGCATCTGGTTTTCTATCAGGAAGCTCAAAGTACCGGCGCAGTTCATCCTCGCTATACAACTGACCCTCGCGCTCGATAGGCTGGTTCATATAGAGAGCACGCCAACTTGCATCGTCCATTACTTCACGCTGTTCATGATAAAACGCTGTAGTAAATCCAGCATGGTTTCCATAGTCAAAATTACTTTCGTCATTCTCATCTAGCGCTGGCATAACAATAAACTCCGCCCGGCCACTTTCCCCGTAGGACTGTTCCAATCGGCCTATAACATCGTGGATCGACCATCGAGTCGCAATATGAAGCTCCTTGCAATCTCCAATTTTCCGCTGCCGCAAATCTGTTGCGTATAGATTCCAGAGTTTATCCATTCGTTCCTTCGACAGTGCACTCTCCAGGCCATCAACCAGGTCATCGCAATAAAGCAGGTTTTCAGCCCGGACCTTACCTGCGTTTCCTGACCCAACAGACGAGAACTCCAATGTTGCAAATCGCTTTCCCTTCTTCGGGTCTGTTCCAAGATCAATCATCATATCCTGGGCGTTGGTCTTGACCACCTTGACTACCGGAAACACATCATTCCAAAGATAATCCCCCTGCGGGTCCATAATACGAATACACTCGTCATATACTCCGCGCAAAAATGCGTTCGAATGAGAACCACCCAGGATTGGTTTCTCTGGATTTCGCCCTCCAAGCCAGGTAAGGAAAAATAAGGCCAATGTGGTCTTCCCAACCCCGGGTGGAAGCGAGATCGCCAGCAAGTCTAGTTCATTATCTGCCAATCGTTGCAACGCCTTTGCAACCCTATATAACTGCTTCCGTCTTGGCAAGTAGAACCTTTTCGAGGGCTCTCGGCTCCACTCAATATACCGACAGTGTGCGTCAAAATCATACGGCGCATCAAACAGCAGACTCCGCTTGTTCAGTTCGAACATACGGAGGCTTTTTTGTTCTGCGGCGAATTTCGCAGACAGCCGCCGCACCTCCTTGTTCCGCTCGTGTGCCAGCGAAAAATCTTCCGGCTCCAACAACCTGATCGAATCAAACGCATCAGATAGCGCAGATGGGTCGGACAAATCTCTCTGAAATGCCCTCTTTACCAACTCCCGAATTTCCATTAAAAAAGTGCCTCCTATCCCGTAAGATAAAAGGCACTTGGCACTGTTAGCTCCATCTGGAGAGGCACTTGGCACTATATACGCCCACCCTGTGGCGGGGTGCGCTATTCAATTATCATTCTATAAAAATTTTTATCTCCCCGTCGTTGTAGGTAGCGAACTCAACATTCTCAACTGGTTCTATCGCTCCGTCTGTTTTTCGGCAGAAAACGGTACAATTTTCATCTTCCCCAAAATAGATTTCTTCAAGTTTATCAATCAGTTCTGATACTTTCAATTATTATACACCTCCACCTTATTCCAATTCGCCAACATTATTTCAATCCTCCGCCGGTTCTGGGTACGGCATCCAGTGAGTTACCTCCCCATCTACGTCGCTCCACACGTTATCCCAGCTATTTGATAGATATTCCCATTTCACGCCGTTGTATCGGGCATCCGCCCACACGAACTTTCCATCAGCGTCACTAAACATCAGCGTCACCATCACCGGCTCCATATCCGGCGGCATCCTATCAGTGCATTTGATCCAGTCCATCTTTATCACCCTTTTTGTTTTACACAGGATTTTTCACTTTACAACATCCACTGCGCCCTTCAGCATATTGGCCGCCTTACGCATAAACCTGTTTTCTTCCAGATACTCCAATCCAATAATCGTGATCTCTGGGCAAATCGGCTCCGTAATATGCCGCTTCATATCTCCCAGGCTCTTCGTCACAACAATTCCCTTAATGTACCCGCTGTCCTGCATCATAATCAAAATCTGTTCCCAACGCTCACGGGTCACACCCAGTCGAAACGGGCTGATCGTCTCAACATCAAACTCCTCACAGTCAAGTGCCGCTTCCAAGTACCTCAATATCCGATATATGACCTTGAAGTTGTTCATTGTTTCGCTCCTTTTTGTCTGCGGCGGATTTTAGGAGTCCTTAATTTATCCTAAAAGCCCACATTCCCTCCAAAAATCTTCAACCTTATATCCTTTGCTCCGTTTCCCTCTTGGAACCGGAGGGAATGTTAGTGCCTGCTCTATTGTAAGTCCATACTTTTTAATCCTGTTCATAACGACAGAGGAAGATGTATTGTACTCCGCACACCAATCTTTCGCCGGTTTTGTTTCTCCGAAAGCAGTCCAATAAATGCGCGGTGCATATCGTTCTTTTGAGTATGCCGGATTTTCTTCGTACCACTCTGGGTCACTCATACTGTTATAGCACCGGCCGGAATATGCCTTGATGAACTCCTTTTCGAGTGAGGTGATTTTTTCGGAGTTTCCGTTTTCGTCCGGCAGGAATAGCAAAATTTCTTTCTTGATGTTATCCCATCCGAACTCCTTAATTGCCTCGTAAACCTTCATACCGTAATAGTGAGCACCTTTCCCGGCCCACCGTTGCTTAATATCATAGGTGCAACCGATATAGACCATACCATTGGGGAATGTGAGTTTGTATAGGTATCGCTTGCTCCATCTATTCATGCCCTACCTTCTTTCCCTTTCTTGTTCCTACTCTCCAGAGGAGGCAAGCCGTGTTCCTCCCGATACTTCGCAACTGCCTTATAGTAGGTGTTTGGACGCAACCCTAGTTTTTCCATTGCCCACTTGTTCGTTCTCCCATCAGACAGAACTTCTTTGTAGGCCGCATCGAAAGCCGCCTCATCTATCTCAATCGGCTTTCTTCCCTTGTATGCGCCTCTGTCCTTAGCAAGTGCAATGCCCTGTGCCTGCCGCTCATGCGTGTTGATTCTTTCTTTCTCTGCCACATACGAAAGAACTTTCAACACAATATCAGCAATCAGCGTTCCCGTCAGGTCGTTTGTTTTTCTGGTGTCCAGAATAGGCATATCCAAGACAACAATGTCTGCACCGATCTCCTTCGTGATATGTTCCCACTGTTTTCCAGTCTCAGTGTAATTTCTTCCGAGCCGGTCAAGGCTACACACGAAAACCGTATCACCTTTTCGGATTACGGTCATCATCGCGTTCCATTTATCCCGGTTGTAGTCCCGTCCGCTCTCTTTATCAATGAAGATATATCGCTCTGGCACACCAGCCTCTTTCAGCATCTTAATCTGCCGTTCCTCGTTTTGGTCTTTCGAGGACACTCGTGCATATCCAACGCAAATGCTCTCGGCCATCACATTTCGCCTCCCTTTATTTGCAAATCCATTGTATCAAATATCTTTGTTGTTTGTCAACATCTTTTTTGCTTTTTTAATTTTTCGGTGGTGGTGGTACTCAGGTGGTAGGTGCCCGTTCCGGCCTATCCCCCGGAGGTGTCCGCCGCGCCATCCGCCTTGTAATTCCTTGATTATCTAGGGTATACTCCAAGCAAACCGCCCACACATATATAATAATAATTTGCCACAAATCAAACCCGCTACAAAAATAAATAAAAATATTTATAAAATAGATTGACAATATCAAACCAACATGCTATCATATAATCACAGCACGGGAAACCGCGCTGAATCTACCGGGCAGGAGGTACACGAAATGGAGATTGATAGCATGACCCAGACAGAGTTAGCATCCTATCTTGAAACCCTGGCTAGACTGGTAGAGGCCACAGCCAAGGACGCGCAGGACGCGGCCCGCATTATCCGGGATGCCATTCCAAAGCAGTAAAAAAAGATAGCCGCCCAGCCCTGAACAAGCAAGCGACTATCTAAAACCCAAACGGAGGCGGTTAGAGCCTGCCATCTGGCCGCCTCCACTATAACACAACCGGCAGGGAAAAGCAAGGCCACAGGCCGGGAGGGAAAGAAAATGGAAAACATCATTAGAGAGGTTATGTGTGCAATGGAGCACGGAATCCGCAGAGACGAGGCGATCAACGACGCCGCCAACATCCACGCCGCCAGTTACGACGCGTAATGCCGTAAATTTTCCCCCGTGTCCTAAAAAATAAAGCCCCGGCCACCGCTTGCAACAGTGACCAGGGCAAGAACCCACAGCAGAAGAACCACCAACCACCAGGGCGCACCCATTATACCACGGGCGGGCCCGGAATACAAGAAGGGAGTTATAAAAATGAATGCAACCATGATTAAGCAAAACGCCGAAGGAATCCGCCTTTCCCACCGTGAGCGGGAAGAGAAAAACGGCCTTGCCCGTGGATATAAGGCCGTGTACATGGACGCCGGGAAGCTCGTTGACCTGGTAGATCTCAGAATTGCGTTTACCAGCAGCGGAACGCCCTATGCTTGCGTTTGGTGCTATCAGCCCGGAGAATTTGCAAAAAACGACATGGGCGGGTGCTGGAACAGCGGGAGCGGAACAGCTGGGGGCTATGGGTATCACAAGGGAAGCGCCGCTGTAGAATCTGCGTTTAGGGCCGCCGGTATTAAGTTCAACTCAGAGGTTGGCGGGTGCGGCTGGGAGCGTGTGAAAGACGCGGTGCAGGCCGCCGGGGAAATGCTGATTGACAATTCCGCCCCGGTTTACGTCGTAGAAATGTACGCATGAGGAGGGCCGAAAAAATGACATTCGAGGAGCGCCGCCGAATGGCTGATCTTGAGTTGTGGAAAATGTTATCCCGCACATTCCCGGGCCTTGTGCGCAACGTCCGGTTTGAGCATTACGACGCGGGCGGCTGGTGGTATACTTTCGAACTTGTAAACGATCCCCGCCGCCAAACGTGGGCGGTTAGGGAAAGCGACATTGACAACGCGGCGCGGGCTTAACCCGCCCGCCGGAGAATGGAGGAAATAACCATGAAGAAAAGAGAAATTGACACTGCGGCCCGTTTTGGACTGCTTGACCGGCTGCAAGCGTTGGAAAACGATTTGACAGCGATTCCCGGAACAACGTACATTGATTTTGATTTGTCCGGCCTGTATGACCGTTGCCCGCTCTGTTTTGTCGTTGGCTATGATATTGACGTAAGACGGGAAGATTATTTTGAGGCCCGCCGAGAATGGATCAAGGCGGTTATCATGGTATTTTTGGCGCATGATTTGCCCCCGACAGGAGACACCATAGAGGACTACGGCGCAAGTTATTATTTTGTGCGCCGTATGGGCAAAACGTGGGAGGAGATGACCCCCGCTTGATTATCCTGTTTATTGTCCTTCTTCCATTTATGGTGATCTGGGAGACGGCGAAAAAATCTTGAGTACCACAGCGCCCGCCCTGGGCTTTCCTGGGGCGGGTTTTCTTTTTCCCGTGTTTCCTATACCCTCCAATAGCTTCCCGCCGCTTGCGTGGCATCCTATGGCCTCTAGGCGGCATTTTTGTGCCCGTGTCCAGCGGGGCAGGGGAGAGGCAAAAAAGTAAAACCTCCGTAAAGGCCATTTACAGGCCCGTAGAGCGGCTTTTAGCGTCTGGAAGTATCCCTATACTCCCGCGACCCTAAACGGCCTACAGCGTCCCACAGAGCGGCCAGCAGGTCATAAAGCAACCCCGGCCCACTCCGCTAGGAGCAAGCCGGGGCGTTGTCATTTGTTCCGGGCCAGGGAGAGGACGGCGCAGCGCTCCGCCATCGCATCCCACCAGGCGCAGCGGGGGCCGTCACACTGCCCGCCGATATACTCCACGCGGGGCGGCTCGCCATCAGTGCGGCACTTTATCGCGCCAACCCTCAGTATTGCGTCCAGATCGGGCGGCTCAGTAGCTTTGAGCGGGCACAGCTTCCCGCGCGAGAGTCTGTCATAGTCGATAGCCATTGGCGAATCTTCAGCCATAGTCGTTTGATAGTCGATGGAATCTGTGCCATAGTCGCTACCATAGTCGATAGTCGTTGCCATAGTCGCTATTCCTCCACCACCACAGACCCGGCGATCCGCTCTTCAAGCTGCTTTTGGTCGGGAGAGTCGCCGAGGGGTTGATTTGGTGTCAGGACGACCTCTTGCTGATCTTTCATACCAAAATAGTTCTTTGCTCTAAAAATGTAAACAACGGGGTTAATTTTGCCCTCTGTGACCATTTCAGACTCAAAAGATGCAATAAATCCTTTGGCTTTTTTAATGAGGTCCATGCGCACAGAGCTGCACCCAATCCCATTTTCCCAGTTCCAAACCGTCTGCTTGATAGTCCCTAATGCCATGACCATCTTCTCAACAGTAGGCAACTGTCCTGTTTTTTGGCAGGTGTCAAAGAACTCATATAGTCGCTCTCTGCACTCTTCATCGGATTTAACAATGGGTCTATCATAGAACATCATACAGTTACCCATGCAGCGGGATATATCTTCTGCCTTTGCTCCAGATATGACGCTTGGAAAGTTCTCTTTGCCTCCACGGCCCCTTGCCTTTACGATAGTTTTCCCTTGCTCCATAGTCGTATCATTCTTGCTCAGAGTTGTCACCTTCCTTCGCAAACCCAAACCTCTCTCTCGCTCTCTTTGCCATGTTTTCACGCTGTTCGTCCGATAGTTTCTTTGGGGCGCGGACTTTAATCCACTTCTTTGGGAAAGTATATTCCCTCATTCCTTCACCACTTCTAAGTAAAGTAATTTCTTTGTGTTTTTCGGCAAGTACATCTAATCGGCGGATCAGGGCACGGTCCATCGTGTAGCAGGAGGCAAGAGGCTCTTCCTGATTGTAGTTATAGATAGTTTCCATTTCGTATTTTGTTAAGTCCAATGTTCGTTCCTCCATTCGAGAAAGGACATCTTCTTGAAAATCATAGTCGCCACAATGTATTTGATAGTTCCTAAGTTGGTCATAAAGTAGAGTTTTGATAGAATAGGAGCGATGTCTTTGAAGTAAGGCTCCCAAGTCGGATTGCTATATTTCATTTTTATTTATAAATTCCCCTTATATCATAATATAAAACCGTTGTTCTGTCAAGCCTCAAATGCTTTCTTTGCTAATTCCTTAATTTCTTCCGCCGTATATTTTTTTGCTTCTCCGTTCGTATCGCATCCCTCCTTCGGGCTTTCTGGGAGGGGCATCCATGCAACAACCTCAATCCAAGGTCGGCCTGTATTGTCAAGTAAATACCAATGGTCCCCTGTGTAATGTGTCAATTCAAAATGTTCCGCTTTTTGAGATGTATTCCGCCAGTATACCAACACTTCTTGCCCCACTTCCGGCAACCTCTCCTCAACGCTGATCCACTCACTCACACTGTCCGCCCTCCCCGTCTCGAATTTGCTTCTTCATCTCTTTTGCGGCTCCTTCGCCTACACCAAGAGCATACGAATAAATGAGCCAACAAACAAAACTCATCACCCAGCAGAAAACCAAAACAGGCATCGGTACTATAAACCATCCATTTGCTTTGACAATAGACAGGATGATTCCCAGGAAAAGGAGCAGTTTAATCATCGTCGTCGCCCTCCCCGTCGTGGATGGAGCTCTCCATCTCAATCAAAAACGCCGCGTTTGTAGCCAAATGCCACAGGTGAGGCAGGCCGCTTTCCTGATCGCACTTTTCACCCTTGAGATAGGCCAGCCAGTGTCGGTAGAGAGCGTCACGGTAACGTTGCGGCTCCACCTGCCGCCAGTTCTCTGGGTCGTGATACTTTGCGT